GTCCCATTCGTCATGTAACAGACCCCCACCGATGCCGCGCCGTCCGCATCCCAGCCTGAACTGTCGGTCAAGATTTTGGTCAGATACGTGAACGCGCCGGAAATCAAATTCGTCGTGAAAAACATGGAGTCCCCCTTCGGCCCCTGCACGTCGGATAATGAGTCGCAAATGACTAGCCAGGGGCCGGTGTTTGCGCCGTTGCTCAAATCGATCAAGGCCGGCTCCTCTTCGCCATAATCCAGATTGACGGGGGAAATAACCGGATTACCCGCATCTTTAGTCCACGGCCCAGAAGGACTGGAAGCAGTGGCGCGGCAGATCGTGAAGGGTTGCGCGCCGGCCGACGTGCTGTAGAGCATAACATAGGTGTTACCCGCCTTTTTAACCGTAGGAGAATACACGCCTGCAGTACCTTCATAACCTTGGTCTTTTGTGATTAGTGGCGTGTTACCCTGAAAAGTAAAATTGGTTCCATCTGCAGACGTGGCTAATCCAATTTGCGCAGGGCCGGTATACCATTGCGAGCCGTTGGTGTTACCAGTGTAATACATATAGAAGACACCGTTCTCGAATTCCACCCACGGGGAAAAAACGCAACCTGAATTGAAGAAACCAGCTACAGTGTTGGTATCACGAACCAAACCAACGCGCGTCCAGTTCGTTCCATCCGGTGAAATCTCCAGCCCAATCTTGGCTTGTCCATGGGTGATGCCGGCGGAGTAATAGCAGAAATATTGCCCATTCGCGTAAACCAGGCTGGTATCACGCTGTTGCTGGGAATCGAATTGTCCCGCAGTTCCCAAAGTGAATATCGGTGCGGCCGTACGATACGTACTGATAACCCCCCGGGCCGTGTAATCCAGCGCCATGCCGTTGGCGATATTGGTGACGACCCGGCTCGCCGTCACGGTGCTCGGCGTCACCTGTCCAAACGTCCCGACCGCGCTCCCCAAAAGGAGCAGCAGCACCGCGAGAATGAAGGCGGGGAATTTCATAGGTTTAGTTGCAATGCGCCCAGGTGAAGAACACGTTCGCCACGCCTTGGGTGAGTACCGGGCCGGTGGTGGAATTGCTGATCTGAATGCCCAACTTGCAGGCATACCCGCCGACGGGTATCACAAAGGAGAAGTTGCTGAGCGTCGGCACGAAGAATACCAGCTTCGGCACATCATTATTCGCCAGCGCCGCGAGTTTGTCGTGGACCTGGATGAACTGGTCCGGGCCGCTGTTGTATCCGCTCAAAAAGAGCAGCGTGCCGGCGGCATTCCGCAGAACGTGCGCGTTTTCATACGCGGCGCTCGCATCGCACACATATCCTTGCGGTTGCCCGCCCATGACATTGATTGTAGAGCCCATAATTTTCCTTCGGTTAGTGCGTTGACGTGATGACGTTCAATTGCGAGTCCTGCGCCTGTTGCCGCTCGATCTTGTCCCATTCAAATTCCAGCACGGCAAACGCCTCGTCGCTCGCGCCGGGTAGTTGCTCGGGTTTGCCTTCGCTCTTGCCCAAGGTGTCCGCATACGCGCCTTGCGCGGCGTACTTGCTGAGCACATAGGGCAGATTGATCCGCGTCCAATCGCTGGTCGTGCTGGGCGGATTGCTGGTGGACGTGGTGGCCTGGTAATAATCGCCATCGGTCCAATAAACCTGCGTGCCGGCGGCATAGGTCCCGGACGTGTAAACGGCGCCGGTCCAGCCCGGTGTCCGCTGGCGGAATTCCAGCCACACCACCGTCTCCGTCCCGCCGATCCGCACGCCGTTGTCCTGGAGATAGCTTTGCAGCCGGCGCGCGCAATTGGGCGTCGCCCGCGGATCCGCGCTCCACGCCTGCTTCAATTCGCCAATGACCGTCTTGCCGCTCTGCACATAATCGATCGTCCGTTCAAACGGCACGATGACGCCCCATTTCGTGGTGTCGGTCGGGAGATTGCCGGTGCTCGTCGCGGCATAAAGCTGGTAGTAACTGTCCGTCGGCGGATAATAGACGGTGTTGCCCTGCACATACGCCGTCGTATTCACGTATGCCGCGCTGCCGTTGTAGCTCGATACCGCCAGCGCCCAATATGCCAGATTCACCACCAGATTCGCATCCGTCGGCGGATGGTTGGCGCCGGCCTGCAACGCGATGTAATACGCCTGGCTGTTGAAATCATAGACCTGCGTCGTCGCGGTGAAGTTCGTCACGGCATCCCACGGCACGCGAAACAACCGCTTCTCACACACCGTCAACTCCGGCCACCAGAACGCCTCCCAGGCAAACTGCAACCGGCGATTCAAATGCCGGTTGATCACCGCCTGATCGTCCCGGCTCAAATTATTCGCGTCCCAGCCGAGAAAGCCGGCCACGGCATCTTGAACTGATTTGTAGGTGACGGTGCGCATGTGTCCAAACGTTTAGAGTCTTCGCGCCAACGGCGCATTGGCCGGCGTGCTAACGCCTCCAGGGAGTCATCACTGGATTGTCTTTGACCAACTTTTTAAATTCATTGGGATCCTCGATGATCCCCGGTTCGCTCGTCGCCCAGCGTTGAAACGTCCGCGCGTCCATCACGCTCAGCAGCTCGAACTCGCTCCCTTTGCGCCGCTCATAATTCTTGTAGGGCAGCGCCTTTTGCTGCATGCGACGGTTCGTGTCCGCCTTCTCGCGTTGGAGCATGCGATGCAAAAAATTCCCCTCGCGCAATGAGCGCTCCACCCACGTGGGTATCGATTCTCCCTCCCCGAATTTTGGAACGATGATTTGAACGCTCATTGCTCGTAAGGTGCCTGGTTTCGTTTTCGAATGGCGCGCCGCCGACCGGCGGCGGCGCGCCCCCAACTAACCCACCAACTGAATCTTCAGGACTGGATTTGGAGCCGGTCCGCGACCAGCGACAACGCGACCCAGATCCAGATTTCCCCGGCGGTCGCCGCCGCCCCGTTGCCGCCGCCGACCTGGCAATCCACCGTGAGGGATTTGCTGGACGCGACGGTGACATACGCCTCCTGCGAGCCGCCCGGCACGGCGTAACCCGTGGCATTGACCGCGACGGTCGGCGTGCATTGCGTCAAGGCGCTGGTCACACCCAGCGACACCGTCGGCGCGCCCGTCGGGCCGGTGACGGCCGTGCGGACTTCCACCAGCGACCGGTTGTAGATGGCGTCCCCGATGTTCAGCGCGAGAAGCGCGAGCTGGACGTTGCTGAAACCGCCCGAAAAATCGGCGGTGACAAGTTTGAAGAGGTGCGTGTAGCCGCTGGCTGCCCGCTCCGCGCTGTTCAATGCGTAAGTTTTCAATTGTTTCCTTTGGTTAAATGAACGTCGGTTTGATCAAGCGCCGATGCGGGCAAGTCCTTTCGGGTTCTTGCAGCAACTGGCGAACATCACCTGGGCGTAGCCGTTCTGGCCGCCGGCATTCAACGGCAGGTCCGCCGTGTGCAACTTCTGGCCCTTGACGAATTGCATTTCGAGCAAGGCCATGTTGAGGATCAGCGAGCTGGGCTGCGTGCTCAGTCCGCTGCCCGCGCCGCTCGTGACGATGTTCACGAACATGCTCGGCATCAAATGCACCAGGCCGAACGAGGTGTTGAAGCTCGTCACGGTGAAGTTGATCTGCTGCCCGTCCTCCGCGCCGTCTTCCATGATGGTGTAGCGCGTGGCCGTGCTGCTGGCCTGGATGCGGGTGAAGTTGTCCACCGCGGCCTGGATGGAAACGTCCGCGATCATCTGGAACGTCACCTTCTTGCCGTAAATGGTGAACATGCTCTGCAACACCGCCAGCAACTGGTTTTCCGTCAAGCTCGCGATGCCGTTGGACACCGTGATGCCGGTGAGATTCTGCGCCGCAGGCGGCAGGAAGTTCGTCGGCACGGGATTGGTGCTCTGCGCGCTCGAACTCGCCCAGCTCCACAAACCGCGCGTCTGCCAGGCTTTGGTGCCGCTGCCCTGTTGCATGTCCTGCGATCCGCAGATGACAGCCTCCATGTCACGCTTGAGCTGCGACAAAGCCTTCGCCTTCTGATAGTCGTACTCATTGGTGACCCCGGCCACCTGCACGGCTTGCTGCACGTTGGTCGAGCCGAAATCTTCACGCAGGATGTGAAAATAATTCCCGAACCGTTGCCGGTTGGTCGCTTCGTTACTGTTGATGCCGGCGTCTTGTCCTTCCGGACGGCCGGTCGTTTGCGCGGGGCGCATGTTGTCGGCGAGGACTTCGGCGAACGTGCCTTCCATCTCCGGACCTTTCTTGATCATGGAGGTGACGGGCGCGCCTTCCGGTTCGAGAATCGTCAGGACGTCGCGCAAATATTCGCGATTACCGCCGGCCGTCGAAGGGCTGGCATATGAATTGGCTGTGGGCATGATTTATCTCCTGGATGCGAAGGTCTTGGCCAGCGCCTCCACGGATCCAGTCGAAGCAAACTCAGTGTCGGCCGCGTTCGTCTTGGCTGCGCTGGCGCTCACGGGACGCGCGGCGGCGGACGGACGGACCCCAATCTTCGGTGGCACAGCACGGACGGGAGCCTTCACGCCGGCTTTCGGCGCGGCGGCTTCCTCGGCTTTCACGGCGGCCAAACCGCGCGCCCAAACTCCCACGATCACTTTCCAATTCGGCATCTGCCGCAACTGGGGAATCGTCTTCAACACGCCCATGGCATCGGCGTATTCCGGGGATTTCGGGTTCGTGAGAAACGGGAAACGTTTATCGGCGGCCGCGCTGGCTTGCGCTTCCGCCACCAGGAACTCCTTGCGGGCGGGCGCATGGATATCAATGGTCTTTTCGGCCCTCTCTTGGGTTTCGAACAACCATTCCTCCATCCCTTGCGGCGAAGTGTCGGCCAATTCCACGCCCATCCGCTTCAACTCGGCGGCGACCATGTCGGGAGCGCGATCCAAGCGGTGCAATTGCTGTCCCGCCCAGATCTTCACCTCTTTCGCATTCTTCACCGCGGTGGCGAGCTGCTGTTCATTCGTGACATTCGCCAATGGATCGTTGCCCGTCGCGGCCGGCGCCGGCGCTTTGGTCTGTTCGGCTTGCAACTGCTGTTCGAGCTGTTGCGCCCGTTGCTCGGCGGCGGTCAATTGTCCGGTGATCTCCGCGACTTTCGCCTCCGCTTCGCCCAGGTATTTCGCCTTCGCCTTGCCGATCCGTTCCCGGAACATCTCGCCGACGTGTTTCTTCTGGGCGGGCGTCAATTGCGTGTCCGCCTCCAGATTCAACCCGTCTTCCTCGCCTTCCGCGCCTTCGGCTGCCGCTGCTGCCGTGGCCTCCGCTTCCAAGCGGGCCTGTGTTTCCTGCTCCGTTTCTGTGCCTGCTGCTGCTCCGGCGTCGGTTGTTCCCTCCGCCGGTAGATTGGTTTCTGAAGTTGCTTCGACCGGTGCTTCCCCTGCGACGGTTTGACCTTCGGTGACAACCGTCGTGTCCGGGGCTGCGGTGGTGGTGACTGGTTTTGAAACTGACGCCTTCCGTCGGTCTGAGCCGAGCCGGAAAGCCAGATCTGCCGTGCTCATGGGGGCGGGCACTACGCCATTGGCTTCTGCGATTGCATTCATGCTGTTCTCCGCAAGTCGAGTTTTCCCAGTGGTTGATTTCGCTCTCAAGCGTCCCAGGCCCAATCACAGCAAAGCCCGCGTTCTGGGTGCGACTTAGAGCGCGGGCCGGGTGCAAAGGAAAGTGTCCAGGTGGGAGAACACCCCATACGACGGCATTCAACGGCAAAATACATGGCGTCATCGATTTCCCAATGACGCCATGCACGCTTATGTCAAAATGCCTTCAGAGTAGGTTTATTTCATTGGTTTCCTTTCGGTTAACGCGGTCCGTATTGCGTCTATTTGTTTCGTGTGCGCTAAGGTCTTGGCTTGTGTTTGGCGCGGCATTGTTCATTCCATTCCGCATGAATCGTCTGCGATAATGGCAGCAGCACCTTCATAATTTTCTTACAACCTTGTCTGGATTGGCAATGGTCGAACTGATTATACGCCCAAGCGAGGGTCTCCGCCTGAATATCCCGGATGGCTTCCAGAGATATTCCCCCGCGAAATTGTTCTCGCCAATCTTCGGCGCTTTTCACGTCTTCACCTCCGGTTCCTTCGCCGGCGGGTGCATCAAGCCCTCGATGTTCTCCAGCATTTTCAACGTCGTCGCCAGTCCGCCGGCGTCCAGTTGCCGTTCCTCCGGCGAGCGGTTATAATCCGCCGCGCTCCGCATCAAGTCCTCGCGATATTCCTCGATCAAGCTGAGAAACACCGGAAACTTGTCATCATGCGTCATCCGCGCCAGTTCAATGTCCCGCGCCGCGGCATTCAACCGCCACTTCACCGCCGCCGCCAGCGCCTCATCAAATGTTCTTGGCATAATTTTATTTTAGGTTTTGGTTTTAATCGTGGCCGTCAGCTATGACCCCGCCGGTTTCCCTCCCAGCCGTCCAATCACCGCATTCTGCCGTTGCTCCACCTGGAAGTTGAGCTGCTGCATGCGCGCGTCCACCAGGTTCTTGAATTGTTCGTCCTGTTGATACCGTTGCATCGCCGCCGGGTTCTTCGGCGCGCCGGTCGCCGGGTCCTTGCCGCCGATGCAGTCCTGCAACACCTGCAGGCGCAGTTGATACGCCTGGCCCGGCTTCACATCCGTGCCCACGCCCGCCCACATCCGCGCAAACACCGTCTTTTCGTCCTCCACCTCCTGCGCGGTCGCGTTCTCGGCCGGCTTCAGGATCGTCTCCGGCACGTCCGGGTCGATCCACCCCAGCATCAACGCCAGCAACGCGCTGTGATCGGTCACCCCTTCCGTGTCGAGCTTTTCCACCAGGTCGATGATCCCCGCCGTCTTCTGCTGCCGCTTTTGGTCGTCGAGCATTTCGGTGTCGAACTTGACCGAGATGTCAAACTTCCCCTGGATCTCCGCGCGCGTGGTGTGAATGGTCTGCCCCTTCGCGTCGCCGATCATGCGATAGCTGATCTGGTCCGGCAAAAACTGCTGCATGAGCTGCCACATCTGCGTAATGGCCAGCGCCCAGCAACTCAACCAATTGTCCACGGTCGATTGCTGCAACACCTGCATGCGCACCGGATCCATCCCCTCGTGTTGTCGGCCGAAATACCGGTCGGCCATCACATACACGTCCTTGCTGTTGTTTTCGCTGCCCGGATCCCATTGCGGAATCTCGGCGTATTGATAATCACTCTTTTGACCCGGCACCTTCACGCCCGGCCCCCATTTCGCCGGCGGACGGCCTTTGGGATGATGCAACGGCGGGTTCGTCGCCAGCGTGTTGCGGTCGGTCCGCATGTCCAGCTCCGTCTTCACCACGCGCTGCCAGGGAAACGCCACTTCCCCATACCCGCGCGAATCGTCGATACGTCTGGACAAATGTTCCCTCCGGAACAACGTGAACGGATATTCCCCGTGCGCATAATTCAGCAACTCCGTGAACGCATGGTCCGGCACTTTCGCATTCACCGGACTCTTCTTCAGCAACTCTTGAATGCCCGGATGGATCACCGTGTAGTAAATCCCCGGCACGCCGTCCTCATTGCTCCGCTTCTCAAAGCAATGCAAAATGCCGTACAGATTCTTGGTTTCGAGCAAGGTCTTGCCATGCGATTGCGCGCCGCCCGTGTAACTGCCGCTCGCCGCGCCGGCCGGCTGCGCGTTCGGTCCCACGGTCCCTTTGCCGTGCTTGGCGACATACTCCACCCAGTCCGCGTCCCATTCTTTCGAGACCACCCGCTCGCGCAACTGTTCCTCCGTGATCCATTCCCGCCAGAACAACGCCCGCGCGTTCTCCAGGTCCGTGGCGTCGTTCGGAAAAAAGAAATCCTCATCGAGCGCCAGCGCCATGAACACCGGGCGATTCCGCTGGATGCCTGGCACCGGGATTTTCGTGCGACCTTCCTCGCGCAACTCCCGCGCCAGCCGACGCGCCGTCTTCTTGGCCAGCTCAAAGTCCTCCAGCAACTCATCCCCGTACTCGCCCAGCGCCTCCGCGAAATTCTTTTGCACGATCATTTTCGCATACGATTGCAACAACTCCACAATCCGGTCCTCGTACTGCGGATCCATGATCATCTGCGGCAGCGACGCAATCTCCTGCATCTGCGTCAACTGATCCGGACTTTCAGGCGCCTGTCCATCCTGCGTCGCCGCCTCGTTTGCTTCCCCTTCTCCTGGGGGAGAAGGCTGGGATGAGGGCGAACCTTCTGGCAAAGCCATTTGTTGCCCCTGCTGCTGTTGCGCCTGAATCTGCATCAACGCCTGCTGCGCCCCCTGCGCCATCCCCTGGATCATTTCCAGCGTCAACTCCTCATAACTCATCTGCGTCTGCCGGTCCCACATGCAGCCCAGCACCGCGCGGCCCCGTTCAAAATAATAATTCGCCTGCAGCGACACCTCGCGCCTGAACTCCGTCATTTCATTGAACAACATCCATTTGATGATGTTCGTCGCGTGCTTCCCCGCCGCCGTGGACTGCGACCGCACCGCGCTCGCCGAAATATTCCCGCGCATGATCGCCAGCGTGCTCAACGCCGCGTCCTCGTTCACATAGCCGTCCACCATCGGCACACTCAAGTCGCTCGCCCCCTTCCACGGCAAAATCTCCGAGTCATTCTGCGCCGCCTGCCATTTGCGCCCGTCGAACGATTTCCCCGGCCAATAATTAAACCGCGCGTCCCGGTTCACCGCCTGGTTGTTATAAAAACTCTGCGGCCGCAGCAGGCACTCGCCAAACAGCTCCACCAGCTTCTTCACATCCAGCTCGCCCCGCTTCTTATCATCATCATCCCGGTTCAACGCCGTCTCCGCCTTGATCCCGCTCATTGTGTCATCCATGGTTCAATCCTTCTTTTGGTTGTTTAGGTTGTTTTGATTCATCATCTCCAGCCATTTCACGCTGTCCGGTCGCATCCACTTTTCCTTGCATGCGTGCCAGTTCTGATCCGAACCGCGGCCGTATATCGCATCACGCAAATTTCTCACCCGTTGTTCTTCATTCATAAAATCAGTGTTCAATCCGTGTTCCATCTGTGGCTAAAAATCCCTCAGTCTAGCCGGTACCCGCAAATTCTCGCCACATCACTTTTCCGGTACCGGAATTTCGCCTTGCTGCGGTCGCGGCAATTGCGCCCCGCCAGTTGCACCGCCCCGATCTGCCCGAACTGCACCGTCTGGCTGTCCTCCGTCAGCTTCACCCGCAAGTCATCCACCGAATTGTCCGGCACCCCGCACTCCACCACCTGCGCCCGCGTCAGCAACTCCGGCAACTGCTTGAATTCCTTCAGATTCATTCGTCATTTCCCTTTCGGTTCATCCATCCCCAGTTTGTGAAAAGCAATTCCCCGCATGTCCTCCAGATGCTTCTGCGTGGCCGCCAGCGCCCCGGCGCTTCCCGTCCCTTCCGCCGGCCGCAATCCGCATTCCCATAGCCGGTCCATCAACTCCTGCGCTGCGTGCATGCTCAAGTAACAGGTGGGATTGATCGCGCGATGTTCGTCGCGCGGATCCACCGCCCGCATTTGGATCGGCTCCGCATACGCCACACCGGACCCGTTCTCAAACTTGTCCAGAATCGTCAACGCCACCCGATCCATCGGCCATTCCCGCCATGCAACAATTTTTAAGCTCATAATTTCTTATCAGTGTTCAATCCGTGTTCCATCTGTGGCTAAAACCCTCATCCCATCCCGCCTGTGACTTCCAACGCCCCCGGCGGCACATACCCGGGATTGCGTTTACAATAATAAACATCCGGGTCCACGATGTCCTTCAACGCCCCTTTCAACCCGTCCAGGCCCGTGTATTCGCGAAACGCATAAATGCTCTGCTCGCAATCCTCACACACGTAAAGGCGCGGCGCGTTGTACACACTCACCGGTTCATCCTGGTTGTAATCGAGAAAATCATTCACCGTCTGGATCGGGTCCGGAATGTGGCCGCACGCCGGCTTCCAAAACATCGACGGCCCGATCACGTTGCCCGCGCGATCCGTTTGTTCCTCCGCCATCATTTGAATCAGCGACGTCCCTTCCTCCTCCGTCGGCACCTCCATGCCGCCCATGCGCGAATCCATTTCCCGCTCCAGGATTTCCTCCGCGTGCGTGCCGTCCCATTCCCTGCCCGTCCAGACCCAGCCTTCCGCCTCCAGAATCAATTTTTTATATTTCAGGATCCCGCCGCCGAAATCGCTCCGTTGCGCCGGCCCGTTCTTCCCGTCCGGCTTGTTCCCCGGCTCCGCCCAGGCGCCATGCGTCTGCATGTCCGGCCATTCGCGATAGATGAACGTCCACTCCGGCTCCGGCTGCACGCGATACCACTTGATCACCCAATTCTTCGTATTGCCCGGATCACAAAAACAATAATTCGTGCCCAGCTTCGGCAACTTGTCATACAACGTCGCTTCCGTTCCCCCATTGGCCGTCACGCTAGTGACCCAAGGGTGTGGCGGCATTATTCCCAATGGTGGCCGTGCGCTAGCACAACGCTTCACGATATGCACCGCCCCAAACTTCGCGAACGCGTTCCCCACCGCCTTCTCCGGCCAGCCATACGCGCGCATCTTCACTTCCTTCACCGGCGCGCCTTCCAATTTTTTCACCAGTTCGTCATACGGATTGAACTTGTTGAACTCCGTGAAAAAAAACATCACGCGACTCGACCGGTTCACACACTGCATGATGTAAGGCATCTCCCCCGGCGGACAATCCGGCACGTTCGAGTCCTTCGGCCGCGACGCATTCACCGGCAGCAACGGACTCGGCAGACTCCGCACGATCGACGCCCCCGCCAGATACTTCCCCACCGTCACCGTGTAACCCGTCACCGGCGTGAACGTCAGAATCAACTTCCCGCGCCGCGTCACCAACCGGTACCGCACCGCCTCGATCCATTCCAACGGCGCCAGCTCATCCAGCCACGCCCCATCCAGCTCGTAACCCTCCAGCACCTTCGGGTCCTGCATGTAATTGAAGAAGTAACCGCGCGACCCGTTCGGCAGGATGAAAATTTTACCATCGTGAAACCCGCTCACCTCCTTGAAACTCACGTTGATATTCTTCCCCTGCTTGCCGATGTCCCGCCATTCCGGCGGCAGATACCGGTAGATGCGCGATTGCTGCAACCGGATCGATGAATCCTGCGAGCTGTGGAAAAATCCCCACTCGCGATCCGGCTTCAGCACCAGGTCATTCACCGAATAATCCGCCGCGAACTCCGTCTTCGTCGAGCGATTCCCCCCCAGCAACAGCAACTCCATGAACGATTGCAACTCCGCCTTCGCATCCTTCCACATCTGTGGCTTCCAGCCATGGCGCAGCGGATCCGACTTCATCAAGTCGATAAGCCGTTCCCGCTTCATCAGGAATTCTTTCAACTGCTCGCCCCCGCCCGCCAATTGCAGCAACCCCACCACCTGCGCCGCCTCCGGCAACCGCAACACCGGATGCTCCAACGTCACCCGCATCTGTTTGAACAACGCCGTCAACGCCGCCGGCTCCGTCAATAGCCGCTGCAAATCCACCGCAATGGTCTTAGCCTCGCTCAACCGTTGTCCTCCGGCGCGTCGGCATCACGCGGCACCTGGATTTCCTTGCGCAACTCCGCGAACGCCTTTTCCTTCGCGCTCGGTTCCACGCCGGCCGCGGCGCCCTTCAATTTCCGCACCGTATAAACCGCCGTGCTGCCATTGCCCGTCCGTTTCAACTCGCCCCGGCCCGTCATGTCGATCAAGTTGATCGCGACCGCATTCAGCTTGTCCTTTTCCCAACCCTTCGCCGCCAACGTCTCTTTCACGTCCTCGCGCTTGAACGGCTCGCTCTTGTAACCGCCGATCGCCTCCCGCATCGCATCAATCAGCTTGCCGCTGCGCCGCCCCAATCCCTCCGGTGGCCATGAGCCTTTGGCCTTTCCCCGTGGACCCGGCGTCTCGCCGGTTTCCGCCTTTATCCGCTTCGTGTATTTCCGTTTCGCCTTTACCCTCCCGATCGTCGGCACGCTGTTGGGTTGCGTCTTTTCGATCTCCTCCATGAACGACGCTTCCGCCGACAACACCGCATCAATCGACGCAATGCAATCCGCGATCTGTCCCCGGCGAAACTCCAGTTGTTCCCGGGCCTGCTTCAATAATTGGCTGTTCATAATTCCCCCTTATTTCCGCTTCTTAGTTTTCGGTTTGGCCGGTTGCTCCGCCGGCGTGGCCTGCGTCTCCAATTTCTTCAAATCGATTTTGAAATGAGCGCATGCCAGGATGAACGCCTCATCGAACTCGGCACGGTAGAAGTTCACGGCGCTGCGCGTGGCCAGGCATTCGACGGCGAACGATCGCAGCTCTTTTTCACTCATGGTTTTCACCGCCTCGTGTAACGACTCCACCGCGTCATGCCGTTTGTCCTCGCCCATGGCGCGCCGTTTCATGATCACCTCCGCGTCTTCCCATGAGAGCGTGTGCACCGCCAGCGCGGCGAGCAACTTCCAGAATTCTTTGCCGCTTTCATCGGCGGATTTTTCCACCATCGCCGCTGCGGCCACATTCCGCACTTTGCCCAATACGACCCGCTTCTCCCGTTTGGCCTTTTGCTCGGCGCGCTCCTTCTTGCCCTGGCCACCATCGCCGCTGCTGAATTCAAACTTCACGCCCGCCTTCTTTGCAGCTGCGGTCAACTGGTCCTTGGCCATGACTTCAATCAATTCGCCATCGTGACGTGCCAGCGTCGGCTTCAGGTCCGTCTTCTTCAGCAGCGCGCCCCACTTGGGATTGCCCTTGGCGTAGTAACAGGTCTCATCCAGTTTCACGAAGCTGCTGTTGTAGTAAACTTTTTGATACTCCTTTTCCGTCATCACCCGCTGGCCGTTCTCCCTCGCCGCCGTTTCCTTTTGCGCGAACAGCGCCTCCTTCTTCCCTTTGAAGCACAGCACATCCGTGCAAACGTCTGGACTGCCGATGTCCGGAAACAGCTCTTTCATGTTCCCGCTCCGTTTGGGACAGGTATGGCACGCCCCGGCTTTCTTATCCAGCGCCGCGTCCTCCACGGCGAACGGCGCCCCCTTCAACGTCGCCATGTAATGTTCGCTCAAATATTTCTTGGCCTGGCGGAATGCCATCGGTTGGTCGTCACTGTCCCAATTCCCCTTCAACACCTCCTTCAACGCCTTCGCCTGCATCTCCGGACTCGGCACTTGCGCCAGCAGCCCGGCCATCGACGTGTCAATCTCCTGCTTCGCCAGCGCCTCGCGCAGCGGCTTGGACAGCTTCATCAACTTCAACCGCCCGAAAATCGTCGCCCGCGATTTGCCGAGTTTCTCCACCAGCGTGTCCACCGTGTATTTGCCCGTGGCAATCAGCCGCGCGAACCCTTCCGCCTCCTCCAAGGGCGACAGGTCCTCGCGCTGCATGTTCTCGATGTATTGGAACTCGATCACCTCCGCGTCCGTCAGCTCCGCCACGATCGCCGGCACCTTCGCCAGCTTCGCCTCGCCCGCCGCCCGCCACCGCCGTTCGCCGGCAATCAATTCGTAATACGCCCCCGTCTTGTCCTCCAGCCGGCGCACCAGCAATGGCTGTTGAATCCCCAGCCGCGTGATCGTGCCCGCCAACTCCGTCAGCTTCGCCGGGTCGAACTGCTTGCGCGGATTCGTCGCGCTCGGCCGGATCTGCTCCCGGGGAATCAGTTTGAACTCCCCCGCCTTCACGGCCGCGCTGGCCGTCGTCGTTACTTTCGTGTCTATCGTGGTCTCAGTTTTCATTCAGTGGGTTGGTTGTTATTTTTCTTCATTTCCTGCAAAGTGCGTTTGACCGCCTTCATCGCCTTGGCCACCGTCAACAGCCCTTTGCTTTCCAGCTCGGCGATCGCCTTGATCTGCCCCAGCCAAAATTCCGCCGTCTGCAAAATCGGTTTCTCCTCAGGCATCAATCGTCCCTCTCCAGCGAATGCCTTCCACCTTCACTTCCGGGTGTGCTTTCCTGGCATATTCCAAGGCCTTTGCCAGCGCCGGCGCCGGTTCGTCATTGGGGGTGGTTATCCAGAGCAAAAAGCCGTCTTTGTCTATCGCGAGTTCCCATAGGTGCAATCCTGCAATTTTATTTTTCTTCGTTTTCATAATCCGTGTTCATATCTTTCCCCCATCGGCCCACGCGCTAGCGTGTTCCACGTGGAATGTTCCACCCTTTGTTTCCAGCAAATTGCCGTCCTTATCCCAGCCCAGGCAGGCCAGCATCGCGCTTGCGTAGATCGGGAACCGCTGCTGGATGTCCTTGGCCACCTGGGGACGCCGCACGCCACCGCGCCCCGCCACATTCCCCAGCACCTGGCACAACCGCGTCCGCCCGATCCCCAACGCCCGCCCCCACGACTCCTGCGTATACGGCTTCCCCGCGCCATCCAAATTCAGCCGCAACAACTCTTTGAAATCGGTGGTCATAATTGCTTTTCCGCCTCCGGCTTTGTCCTGCCCAGTTCGCACGCGGCGCAGAATCTTTCGCCGATGGACTTCATTTCCTCATCCGATCCCGTGTTTATTTCCTCGCTGAACTGGGATGCCCAAAAGTTTGGCGACCAACACGGCATTTCCTTTTTGAATGGGAAGGTTTTTAGATTGTGTCGCGTCGGAAATTTGTCGCAGACGGGCCATGAAATGGAGTATTCCGGCTCGCCTCCATCGTTATCAGAGCTGAGATGAGCGCACGTGTCGCAGTTGGCGCACTTGATCCCAGTCGCGGATTTCAAGCGTTCCATTTGGGCGGGCGATAAAAGTAATTCACTCATGTTCCATCAGCGTCCATCTGCGGTTAACCATTCCTCTCCGTCCGTTTCCTCCATTGCTCCAGCCAGTTCACCGATGTGTCCTGCCAGTTATTGCGAAACTGAAAGCTCTCGTTATCGAACCAGAAAAATTTGCTCCCGTTCTGCTGGCTGCCCGGATACCGCTGGCCCCGCAAGGCCATGTGGCTGTCCCAATCCTTTTTCATCAGCTCAAGCTCCTGCTCCATCCGGTTGATCTCCGCCTGGTCCGGCTCGCCCTGCATCTTCTCGTTGCGGATGTCCCATTCCAGCTTCGACGCCTTGTCGCCCTTCTCCAGATTGCGCCGCACCTGGACGATGTTGTTCGCGTTCGCGCTCTTT